AAATGCAACGATGTTAAATGCAACGATGTTAAATGCAACGATAACAAATACCTCATCTCAGGGTATTAATATGGGTATGATATTCTTTCTTTTATATATATTATTTGTTATAAAATCACAATCTAACACAAAAACAGATAATAGATGGAAAGTTATACGTCATGGCAAAGATGGTAAAAATGCATTAGATAGCAAAGAAGATAGCAAAGATGATAGCAAAGATGATAGCAAAGATGATAGCAAAGAAGAGAATGCACTAGATGCTGTGATAGGTTTGAAAAGTGTCAAGGAAGAAATAGAATATTATTTGGATTTTATTAACAATAAAGAAAAATATTTGAAATGGAATGTAAAATTACCAAAAGGTATATTATTGGCTGGTCCACCGGGTACAGGCAAAACTCTACTTATAAAGGCCATCTCAAAAAAATTAGATATACCGTTAATAACTGCAAGTGGTTCAGAATTTGTAGAAAAATATGTAGGAGTAGGTGCCGGTAGAGTGAGAAGTTTATTTAAAAAAGCAAAAGAACAGGGCAAATGTATTATTTTCATCGATGAAATAGATGCTGTAGGTAGACAAAGGGGATTTGATAATAATTCTGAAAGAGCAAGTACTGTTAACCAATTACTAGTAGAAATGGATGGATTTGATGAATCTACTGATATAATAGTATTTGCCGCTACAAATCTAGTAAAAATACTTGATCCTGCTCTAACAAGATCGGGTAGATTTGATAAAAAAGTTTATTTTGATTTACCAAATAAAGATGAAAGAATTCAAATGTATGAATTATATTTAAAAAATATGATATTACCTGCAAATCTTTCATTTGAAACATTAGCAGACAGAACAGCAGGAGTATCAGGTGCAGATATAGCAAACATCGCAAATCAATCTAAAATCAATGCTATTCGAAATGGCGATATAGTGAATAAAATAACGGAAGAAGATATACAAAAAGCAATTGATGAAATTATTATCGGGAGAGAAAAAAGAGAAAGAATGATGTCTCCGAAAGAAAGAGAACGTGTATCATATCACGAGGCAGGACACTGTTTAATGGGGTATCTTTTAAAACATACTGAACATCCAGTGAAGGTTAGTATTATACCTAGAGGTGAGTCTGCATTAGGATTTAGTCAACAGAAATCTACAAATAAGAAAATAATGTTATACGAAGAAGTTTTGAGTAGAATATCGGTTTTATTAGGAGGACGATGTGGAGAGAAATTAATTTATAATAATTTTTCATCAGGTGCTAGTGATGATATTGAAAAAATTTCAAGATTAATTAAAACATATTCAATAAATTGGGGTATGAACTCGCAAATTGGTCCTCTAAATCCAGAAGTAATGGGCATCATAGGAGAAAATATGTCAAATGATATTATGGATAATTGTAAACAATTAATTCATAATATTGAGAAACAAACAATGGAAATATTGGAAACACACAAACCTTATATGGTGAGTATAGCAAAATTGTTATTGAAAAAAGAAACTATATCATATCAACAAATTAAATCAATCGTACCTAAAAAATTGTGCAATTCTTGTGAGATCAACGTTTAAGTTTATAAATTGATTTAATAATAAATTTTTATTTATTATTAATTTTTATTTATTATTAATTTTTATAATTTATTTATACTTTATAAAATGTTAACCCTTATTTACTAGGTAAAACGATTTTCTTAGCATATTTTTTAACATGGCGCTTTTCAGGTAAACTTTGCTTCTCATCTGATTCTCCATCTTGTTTTGATGCTTCTGATTTGCCTGTCATCATTTTAGATATTTCTTTGGCGTTTGTATTTCGGATCTTCTTATAAATAAAATAGTTGTTTAAGAAAGATATTTTTTTTTCATTTTCGGTCATCATATTAGACTTCCCTATATTATGTTTATTTAACTGTTTTCGCTCTAATTCTTCTTGCATATTTCCAAATAAATCTTCAAAACTTCCGATGGACTTGGTAAATCCCATATGTTTTGCTTCATTTATAGGAATAGGTACAAATCCATATGTTTCCAATGATTGCGTTAAGAAATCAAAATTAACTAGATATTCGCTGAATGTTTTATTAATAGATTCTTGATATACATCAATCTTATATCCCAATGATGTTTCGTCATCGTTGAATTCATTACTATCGTATAATTTTTTAATATCCCACATTTTGGTATCTTCTTTACTCATTAAGAATATGCTCTGGTTTGGCTCTTTTTGTCGTAATTTTCTAAAAATCTTCTTACCATTATAGCAACATCCCACAAAATAACCACCTATTTTACAATTCTCAGATACATTTTGTAAGAAATTATGAAATGTTTCACTATTTTCAAAGAAATAATGAATGGAAAACATGTTCGACACAATATCAAATCCTTCTCTATGTTTACCAAATTGCCTATATACTCCCATACCCAATGATTCTTTATCTTTTGCACCCACGCCATTCAACGCATTCATTATATGTTTGCCTTTTTCATTAAAGAATGCCTCCCCGGAGGATAGGTTTAAACTGCTATTTGCATGTGCAAAAAGTGCTCTGGGTAAAGTATTATATTTTTTATGCATTTTTAAATAACGCGAACAACATCCGTCAATTCTATTTTCTATATTATCCTTCGCAATATCTACTCCAAAAACAAAAGATAATTTGGCATCAATCCATTTTGGTAAATCACCGCCTTTCCCGACAGTCATATCTATTAATGTATCACCTCTTTTACTAGCATCGACAATTAATTTACGTTTAATATATTTATTGTGAAAATCTCTCAATCCTCGTGTAGATGTTTTTTTACTCGTTCTGTTATAATAAACATTTTCATCAACCATATCAGGAATGCCTTTACCAGTAGCCATCATTTCTTCGGTTATAGGGTTATGTATGGAACGCCATACACTTTCCGCCACATGATATGCGTTTCCGAAATTACGATTACCCTTTCTAAAATCAGATGTTTTATCGTGTCTAACTCTAATAGGAACCCATTGCCAATATTTTTCATTTATTTTTTCAAAGCGGAATTCAACAATAGTATTATCTTCAATAATTTGTTTTTTATCCTCAGTCAACATATTTTTCGATTGACCTTGTCTATCTAGTTTAATATTACATTTATATATCGGAAAATTAGGACTAGGATCATATGGAATAAACGGCATTGGTTTATAACTATTTTTATTATCACTATAAATTGTTTCTGGAAAATTTTCATTAATAACATCTTGACATGGATTAATAAATCCATGTTTATTTTCATCAAATCCTACGCGTAGAATAATGGTTTTATATTGACTAATTTGATCTGTCGAAACTAAACTTACACCGTCTTCAAATAAATTATGAATAACATCTCCACCGGATTCATCTTTTAAAGTAGTAACTAAGAAATCTATAGTATTAAATTCGGACGGTTTCCATTTCAATGAATATTGCCAAGTCATTTTTCTCGGATCTGTAAGTTCATTACTTACATTAGATCCAACGCTTTTATTACTAGGTGTAAAAATTAAACCATCCGTTTCATAACTAAACATAGACTCGTCTTTCATACCATCTAAAATAATTTTACACTTTTCATAAATATTAGAATTTAAATTCGAATAAAACTTTTTTTCTTTAATAACTATTGGTGTTATATACGAACCACTTACGCATTTACTATCAAGACCTCGAACGAATTTATACATCAATTCTAATCGAAATGTTTCTTCTTTTTCTTCTTCTTTGCTTTTATAGAATGGAAATTGTTTAACAACTCTATTATTAATTATATAAATATCAAAACAAAGATATAAATTAATAAATCCCCCTTCCCTGTCGTTAATAACATGTTCGCCATCTAATATAGAATTAAAATACTTATTATGTTTTGTTATACTACCTGTAAATTGCATATTCATATTGGTATCCATTAGATAGATTTTTCCTTTTTTATTTATAAATAAAAGTTTTCTTAATCCATCTGCTTTATCTGTTACTGTATATGGTGCATTAATATTGGGTATATTTGCGTCCTCTTGTAAAGATACGATATTTTGCGTTTCAAGACTGATAGATGACGGACCGATAAAGTCTCTTGTTGTGATTCGTCTATTTCCTACATAAGACATATTAGATTTCCTTTTTTTATCACCACCTTTTTGTATTAGAGATAAATATTCTTTCTGCATGTCTTGAATTTCCCTATAAGAAATTGGGAAATTGGTTTGCTGCCATCCAGATAAAATGATTTTAATACCGTTTCTAATTCTATTTAAAAGAAGATCAGCATCAGTTGTGTCTTCTTCCCCTCTAGTACTGATAAATTTAGCCTGACTATTAAGTAATTCTATTTCTATTTCATAATTTTCAGGATTATTAAATACATTTGATTCTTGAATATTATATGTTGAAATATAATCCCTTTTTTTATTGGAGGTTTTCACAATACTACAATCTATTTTAAATGGGTATAAATTTAAAAATGTATGCGTAAATGAATATCTTTTGATATATCTAAAAACTTTCTTTGAGTCTTTCCAATTTTGTAAAAGTGACACTACCTCTGGCTTATTAACTTTTAAGTTTCTTTCTGTTTTATAATTTACCCTAAAGTGAAAATCATGGAAATCAATGGGTTTGAGATATGCATTATCACTATCTGTTTTTGAGAATTTTTGTAAAAATGATGTACCTGTTGGTAATTTTTCCGGATTTAAATTGTTTTCTTTACAATATTTTTGAATATTATGTAACCCTGATATAGTTGTCCTTACATTTGATCTTTTCAGTCTACCTGTTTTAGGATCAGCATATTCATTTGTAATATTTAAATATGTTTCTCCGTCTAAATTTTCAGACCGGAACCCTAATGATTTTATTTTTGAAATAATATTTTCAAATGAAATTTTTGTGATAGTATTATAGTGTTTAGTACCAAATCGAATTTCAAATTCATCTTGATTATTTCTTTTATCCTTTAAATAAAGATCAATATAACGATTTAAATTTTCTTGTGGGGTTATTTCATCTTGGTTGTACATATATATATATAAATTACGACATTATATTTTATATATATTTCAATTTTAATCAATTATTTCAACCATTTCAATCATTTCAATTATTTCAATCATTTCAACCATTTCAACAATTTCAATCTATTATTATACCAATATTTCCTGTATTTCACTATATAAAGATTTTTTCGTTTTATTTTTATGACTATCTTTCTGACCATCTTTCCTTTTTAATTCTATATCTAATTTAGTTGCAATATCCTGTAACTCTTTTAGTTTATAACTACTAATTGACTTTAATGGGTTTTCTATATTTTGAACTAGAAATAAATCTTGTTCAAATTTTTCTATTTTTTTGTGTATTTGAATTTTATCTAATAATATTGCATATTTTTTAGAATTGGCGCAATATTTTAATACTATACAATGTTCATTATTATTGCTATTTTTATATAACATTTTGTTTTTTACAATATAGAAATCAATATTATTGATAAAACAAATAGTTTCGAGAGTAATGATATTCATATTTTTCTCATTAACTAAATTATTTTCTAAATGTACTAATTTATATTTTAATTCTTTTATGCTTGCTTTATTTTCTCTTAATAATGTTACCCAGTTAATTTTTGTTTCTTTTTCTACTGAAAATGGTTTGTTTTTTTGAATATTATATTCAAAATATCCATATTGAAATATATACCAACACCAAAAAATATCATCACTCGAGTCAAGGTTATATGGAATAAAAAATTCAGGAATTTCATTAATAGACTTCTCCGTAAAATTAGACTTATCCGTAAAATTAGTCTTCTCCGTAAAATTAGTCTTCTCCGTAAAATTAGTCTTCTCCGTAAATTTTTCATTTATTCGATTATTATTTTGTTTTTTTGATAGTAAATCTAATTCTATAATATTTTTACTATCAAAACAATACTTATTTATATTTTTGAGCATATTTGTAATTTTGTGGGGTGAAATTTTTGGCGAATTTTTATGTTGATAGTTCATTTGATATATATGACGAACTTTCTTTATTTCCGTTTTCAAAATACTCATTATTTAACTCGTTTTTAATAGTTTCAATATCAGTTAGGGTTTTCTCTTGTTTTTGAAAATATTCTAAGTTTTTCTCTATTTCACGTATTGTTTTCTTATTTAAATTTTCCATATTTAAAAAAATACCGTTTCTATTTTCGCTATATTTAATATTATTATTAATCATAATTTCTAAGATTTTTGTTTGGTGAATTTTGTCCAATTTTTCTATTTTGCCTTTCAACTTATTTTTTTCAATAGTATTCATTACTTTATTTTTAATATATATTATTTAAGTTAATATACATTAAAAGGATTTTATTGTTCTAATTTGATTTTTGTTACTCTATTTTGTTTTTGTGGTTTTAATTCCCCAAGTACAGATATGGTTTCATCGTTCAATTCATATCTAATACCTATAACTTTAATTAAAATTAAATCTTCTTCTTTAATTGTTGAAAAATATTTACTATCATAATGGTGATCACGCGCAATAAATATTGTTATTGGTGAACGTTTTTCTTTAAAATATGTCGCTCTAATACCAGCACGTGTTATATTTTCTACTTTACATTTTATATGTTGACCTTCTACTGGGTGACATATGAAACATTCAAATAACACATCGAAAATTACATCATTTTCTTGCACTATTCCCGAAGAATAAGAACATATTTGAATAGAATCTGTTTTAATATAGCCATCTTTACAACATTTACCATATAAGTCTTCTTCTAACTGTTGTTTCAAAATTTCACTTAAGTTGCCTCCCACAGATGTAAACGGTAATACTATTTTTCTGGTAAGCATGTTTTTCGCATATATTGAATTACTTTTCTTTTTCAGTTTATCTTTGTATGTTTTACTCATTAATATATTATATAGTCATTTCTTTATTTTTATCTATTTTTCAATTTTATTTATTTAAATTATATTTAAATTATATTTAAATTATATTTAAATTATATTTAAACTTTGATATTCTCAACTTGGTTCATTTTATCTTCTAAAGTATTAAAAAACCATTTTTTATCATTTGATTTATTTATATCTAAATATCTCAAAATCAACTCTATTTCAACTGCTAATTCCATATCATTAATCGATCTTATATTATCATCGCCATATATAGTTTCTATTTTAGTATTAGAACTATTCATACCATATTTAGGTTTGGGATTTAAATTAGATAATATACTATTAAGTCTGTTTACAGTTACTTGTTTATTTTCTCCACTTGTAGGCAACTGTTGTCCCTTATTTGTTCTTTTTTGAGAACTTGATGAGATTGATTTCACTTTAAAAACGATTCTATTTTTAAAATTTGTTAAAAATCCAATAAAATTATTTATCCCGTCAATATTAAATTTGAACCTATCTGTTAATATTTCAACAAATTTGGTATTTAAACCAGAAACATCAGTTATCCATTGATGCGGTGTTACATCATTCTTTAATTTTAAAAATCCGAGACCAGTCTTAAATACTTGTTTCTTATAGTCAGTAATAGGTAATACTGTAATACCTTCATGTGATATAGTATTTTTATCAATTATTTTTTGAAATACTAATAAGCAACTTTGATCAATACTTTCTATAATTAGATGGTTATTTTTAATAAGTTCTATCTCATTTAATAGTTTAATCTTATTTTGAATTGAATAAATATCGAAAACATGTTCTAATGCCAATTCTACAAGTATTTCTTTTGGTAGTTCATTATATTGTACTAAATTTTGTATTGTATGTCCGGCAGATTGAACCCAGTTTATTTTATTACTAACATCTGTCGGATTTAATAATATTAAATAATTTTTATAAAAATTATAAAATTCCATATTTTGTTGTATTTTTATTTTTGATGGGGTTTTCATTGGTTTTTTAGTTTTTTTGGCAGTAAATACAATTTTTTTGGGTTTAAAATGAATTGGATTACTTCTTTGATACATTGTAATGTTTTTACTGCTATCAATTTCAATAGGTTGGAACATATAAAATTTTTCAATATTAACAAGACGCCCGTTTCTACCTAGCATATCTGTTATGAATTCATTGTCGTCATTTATTAAAATATCTAATGCTGTATTAATTTGTTCATTTGAATATTGCTTCATCATTGTAATTCTTTTAATTAAATCTGATTTTTCATAAATATAATGTTCTCGGAATAATAATTTTATTTTATTTAATATTTTTTCAATATTCATTATAATATAATTTTCGTTATACGTCTCGATCCCAACTTCTTCAGATAATTCATTATTAGGCTTACAATCATATTGACATTCCATAAAATCACATATTAAACTATTATCTTTGTGCCCTACTTGATAAGTTATCCCATTGTTATTTGATAACAATAATTTTATGTTTTTATTAATATTATTAGCATTCATATCTTGTTGATTTTTATTTAATAAACAATCAACTGAGTTTTCTTTTAATAATCTAGTTACTCTACCTATTTTTATTGCCTTATTTTCAGCAATACGATACATATACATGTCAATTGCTTCGGCAGTATCATCATCTAATTCTGATGCATATAGATAAACTTCAACGGTTCTTTTATTAAAAGGTAATAAACAATGACTTTTATTTCGAACACCTCTTCCAATTATCTGATCCGCCCGATTTAAATTATACCATGGTTCTAAAATATGTACTTGTCTTATATTCTGAAAATCTAATCCTTCAGACCCAGCCTTTGAAATAATTATAACTTTGACTTTCTCTCCATTCGTATTATCAGAATCAGTCGCAGCCTTTAATTCTAATTTATTATTGGGTGATAACTTTTTATCACCCGTTATCATAATATATTTTGCATTATGACCATGTATTTTATAGGGCGGTTTTGTTTTGTTTTTAAATAGAGACTTCTCTGTATTAAATCTATATATACCCATTTCTTCTAATGCTAATGCTATAGGCACGCATCCGCCGTCGATAAAATTAGAATAAATAAGACAAATACCTTCACTGTTTTTAACTCTTTTAATAAACTGGTAAATCTTTGCACTATATTTTTTGAGCAACGGATCTTCCCCTTCTGCTCTAAATATGCGACCAAATTTCTTTATAATATCTGGTTTATATTCAAACTCTTTTTTTGTAGATTTTGTATATTCCATAATTCTTCTCAATCCTCTTTTTCCATATAATTGGTTACCTATATCTTTTTCTGAATAATCATCTTCTAATAAATCCTCATGGGGATATGCTATATTTAATACTTGTAGTGGACCATCCATCATCGTATATTGTATACCTTGTCGTTTTTCTTGCAATAACGGATATTTCTCTTTCATTTTTTTAACAATATACTTATATGATTTATCTTGAAAATCTCTTACTTTGGTAATATAGACATCTAAATATTTAATTTGCATTTCCGGTGTAATTTTTAGACCATTTATTTGTTCTGTTGGATACATCCATTCTTTTGTTTTTAATATTTTCAATGAATGCGGACTATTAAATTCGTATGGAAAAATTCTAAAAGGGAAAGTAAATGGATTTTCACCACTGACATATGAAACATATCCATTTAATTTTTGTATTAATAATTCCCTACCGCCTTCTTTAATATTGCCATTATCATCAAATATATCTTTAATTTTAATTGGAAATCGATTGTCGTTTAAATTCATTAAATTTATTAACCAAATAATTTCAGTCACTTCATTAAACATTGGCGTGGCAGTTAATAATAATAGTTTGATATTTTTTGTATAACTAACTAAATCTTGTAAATTTTTTGTGGTTCGTCTTTTAACATCGTTTGCTCTAATATTATGAACCTCGTCTATAACTAATAATCTCCCTGAAAATTCTTTTTCTAGTGCGCGTCTTTGTTTTTTAATAACTTTTTTATCGTCTTTACCTGATATTTTTTTCATAATCTTATCTATTTTATTTGCAAATTCAGTATATCCTACAAATTCATAAGAAAGTTTTATAATTTTTTTTATTTGTTTAACTACTCTTTCTCTAGAAAGTCCCTTTGTATTCATCGGATTAATTTCTTTAATAAATTTATTACCTGTACATGCTTTTAAATTCCATAATCCATTAATTAATTTAAGTTTTCTTTCATCAAATAATTGTAATTTATAATTTTCTTGGACAACTGGGCTGGCTATTATCATTATTTTTTTATCAGAGCCGATTTGTTTATAATAATTACGCATTTCTTCGCAAACAGATATAGATGAACATGTTTTACCTGTACCTAACCCGTGAAATATTAATAAACTATTATATGGACTTTGAAATGATAAAAAGTTTCGAACAAATTTTTGTTGTGGTTGCAATTCAAATTCCATGACGGGATTACATAATTTGGTTGCCTCTTCTGATATATTATCTATTTGGGCTTGGGTTTTTTTTGGAATTTCTACATCTCTAAATTCTTTTTTATTTGATATTTTTAATGCAAAATTTGGATCATCTAGATGAGGATATAATAGTTTATCTATTTTCTTATACTCTTCGAGTTGATCTCTATTTTTTGCCGATGTGCATTGTAAAAGTTTTTGATATTCTTTGCTTTGGAGAGATAAATTATGTAAATTCCCTTTAATACTATCAATCAACGTTTTGCATTGATTACTCATTGTTATATTTAATTGTTCTTGAAGGCTAGGGCTTGATCCGGTTTCATCTATAGGGCTTAATTCGGTTTCATCTATGAGGCTTGGGCTTATTTGGGTTTCATCTATGAGGCTTGGGCTTATTTGGGTTTCATCTATGAGGCTTGGGCTTAATTCGGTTTCTTCTATGAGGCTTGGGCTTAATTCGGTTTCTTCTATGAGGCTTGGGCTTAATTCGGTTTCTGTGACAGGCGATAGAATTTGTTTTATACTTGGAGGTTTTTCTAAAGCATCTTCAGAAATTTGTCTACTAGATAATTCAGTTAATGGTATGTCCTCTCTGGATTCCTCTCTGGATTCCTCTCTGGATTTTACCGACTTCTTTGTTTTCGACTTCTTTGTTTTCGACTTCCTTGTTTGTGACTTCTTTGTTTGCGACTTCTTTGTTTCTGTAAGATTTTTCTTTGGAACACCCTTTGGAGGATTTATGCATCGGTTTGTTTTAATATTACATACTTTGCCCTTCGCTTCACATATTTTTATTTTCTCTTCTGGACAATTACCAGAAGAGGCTTTAAATTTGTATAATTTATCCCATTGATTATCTAAACTATTGAAAAAATCTTTATATTCTTGTTGCCAATTTTTCTTCCGAACCATTTTTATCTTATTTGTTTTATTATTTTTCTTAATTCTTAATTTCTTACCATTAATCCCTATAAGTCTAAATTTACTGTCTACTATACCTTTAGTACGTAGATCTGTATTTTCTATTTTAAAAGGTTTTTCGGTCCATTCTTTTTTATCGGATTGTTCTTCCATAATAATATATTATGAGATTAAACTATATTTATGTAAAACACTATTTATATTATTTATTAATTCAATTCTTTCTAAATTATATGGTCTTATTTTTTCCAAACAATCTTTTAAATTTAACCATTTCATCTGACTAACTTCACTTTTTTGAAAATTTGTATGTTCTATTGGCTCATGTATAAATCCTAAAAAATATTTATGTTTATATGATTTATAATTTGATCCTGTGAATATTTCTTGAAATGGTTTTAAATTATTGATAATATTTACCTCTTTTCTCGAATATCCAGTTTCTTCTTCAAATTCACGTAATGCACATGAAATATCATTTTCTTGATAATTTCTCCTACCTTTTGGAAATCCCCATTCAGGTTCACTCCAATTTGTCAAACTATTCTGAATTAAATGTTTTAGATTAAATACTTTTTTTGTATGTTTATCACGTATTCCTGTTTGCAAACGTCTAAGTTTATCTTCAGAAAGTTTCTCTTCTTGCCTATATTGATTATGACTAAATTTACCCCATAAATCATTCCATAATTTAGAAAAACTTTTTGTTAATAAATTATTTTTTTCACTAGTTGTCATTTCATCAACTAAATTTTGTATATAGTTTTTATCATATAAGTCATATTTTCCTCTTAAAAATTCAATATATCCTAAACTATCTTTTCTACATATAATTAAAAATTTAAAATTATTATATTCTTTAGTGATAATTATTAATCCTATACTAGTAATTGGTTTAGAACATTGGTTATATGTATGTCCTCTTTTACCACAATTATTACAATAGAGTGAATCATAAAATTCATGAGTTTTTAGCATAATATATATGTTTAAATGTTTATGTTTTTATATCATTTGCTATATAATGGGTTTGAACTATAATGTTTGGCTACCACACCTAAAATTTACACTACAAACTATGGCTATTACTTATCCAAAACATCCAAATGATGTAAGTATTAAAAAATATTATGATTTTATACAAAATTTGCCTATATTTATACCAATGAATCCTATTGGTAATCATTTTTTAGGACTTTTAGATAAATATCCTGTTACACCCTATTTAAGTTCAAGAATGTCTTTTATGAAATGGATTCATTTCATATTTAATAAAATTAATAAAAAAATCAAAAAACCTCAAACAGAATTCTATGAAGATTTAGAGAAATATTATGAAGAATATAAACCAAAAGATATGAAAAATAAAGAAATAGCAAAAACAAGGAAAAAATATATTGAGTTGGGAATTGTTGGGTTATTATTCTTAACAATATTCTATTTTTATAGGAAATAGAATTTAGGGAAAAATGCTCGTTAAAATAATAATATAGCCTAATTATATAATGGCTAAACGAACACGCAGAAGATCTCGTTCAAAACGTAAAAGACAGCGCGGTGGGGAGCACGATGGAGATC